AATCCAGCTGATATCACAATCGTTGAAGATTTTACCGATTTAAATGAGGGTGTTGATGATGTTGTGGATCAGGCTGAAGATACTTTGACAATACTAAACAAATATGTTGACTCTGTTCAGGAAGAAAACATAGATAATATTAGATTGAAAAATTTGTTAAAACAACTTTATGTGGAAGCTATTAATATAGAATGATATTGTTTCAAAAGATTCGTTGGAAAAATTTCTTATCTACAGGCGCACACTATACAGAAATTAATTTTACAAAATCTCCGAATACATTGATTGTTGGCCATAATGGTGCAGGTAAATCAACTGTATTGGATGCTTTGTGTTTTGGTTTGTTTGGTAAACCCTTCAGGAAAATAAATAAACCACAACTACTAAATTCCATCAACAGTAAGGATGCTGTTGTAGAAATTGAATTTGAAATTGGTAAAAAGAAATATAAGGTGGTACGTGGTATCAAACCTAATGTATTTGAAATTTACCAAAATGGTGTATTGCTGAACCAGGACGCAGCTGCGAAAGACTACCAAGACGTTCTAGAGAATCAAATTCTCAAATTAAATTTTAAGTCTTTTACGCAGGTTGTAATCCTTGGTTCAGCATCTTTTGTTCCTTTCATGCAACTGTCTGCGGCCGACAGACGTACCATCATTGAGGATTTGTTAGACATACAAATCTTTTCCACGATGCATGGTGTATCCAAAGACATGCTTTCACTTAACAAAGAAAACTTGACCAAAATCAAGTATGATATTTCTTTGCTTGATGAAAAAATCAAGATGCAAAAAGAAACAATCGAAGAACACAAGAAACATAACGATGAAGAAATTGCCAAAAAGAAACAAGAAATACTAGATTCTCAGGGACAGTTTGATAAACTATCACAAGATAACATTCTCATACAAAAACATACAGATAAAATATTTGAAAAGGTTGATAATCGTAAAGAGAAGTTGGAAAAAAAATCAAAAGGTTTGTTTCAGGTACAAGGCAAAATTCAAACAAATATAAATCGGCATAATAAAGATATTGAATTTTATGAAAACAACCATGACTGTCCAACTTGTAAACAATCCATTACAGACGAATGGAAACAATCTCAGGTTGCAACCAAAGAACAAAAAATATCCGAACAGAAAAAGAATCTTGAGGAGGTTGAAACTGCAATTAAAGAAGTTACAGATGAACTAAATGAAGTTTCTAATTTGGTCAAACGGATGAATGAACACTCAAACGAGATCACGAAAAATTTGGCCACAATGGCAGCCATTACCAAATATATTTCTAAGTTGAATCAGGAAATAATAGACCTCTCTACCAAAGTTGGAGCAACTGAGGCAGATAATGTAAAACTAGCAGAATTGAAAATAGAGCTAGAAAAAAATGAAGAGCATTATCAAACATTATTGACAGAGAAACAGTATTTGGAATATGCAGGAACATTGTTGAAAGATGGTGGTATCAAGACAAGAATTATTCGGCAGTATCTGCCCATCATGAATAAATTGATAAACAAGTATTTATCGGCAATGGATTTCTTTGTTAACTTTAATATTGATGAGAACTTCAATGAAACTATTAAGAGCCGTTTTCGTGATGAGTTTTCTTACGCTAATTTTTCCGAAGGCGAAAAGATGCGTATCGACTTGGCCTTATTATTTACCTGGCGCCAAGTTGCCAAGTTAAAGAATTCGACCAATACAAATCTTTTAATTTTGGATGAAGTATTTGATTCTTCATTGGATACTGTAGGTACAGAGGAGTTTTTAAAGTTGATACATGAGATGGGCAAAGATACAAATATATTTGTTATCAGCCATAAAGGTGACCAACTGTTTGATAAATTCCGTTCTGTTATTAAGTTTGAGAAAAAAGGTAACTTTTCAAGGATTGCAAAATGAACAATGACGATATTATTTTATATGACACAGGTGAAGTAAGCCGTGTAACCAAGGTCGAAAAACAAACAATCAAAACATTCGATTTGGTACCACCAGGTTCAAAAGTTTTACACACAAAACTAAATGAATTTGATTTCACAAATCCACCAACGGATCCCAATGAACTTGCATCTACATTGGTGGAGACATGCAAAAAGAATAATGGACTTGGTCTGTCAGCAAATCAATGTGGACTTCCATATCGTGTATTTGTTATGGGTGCAAATGAAGATTTCATTTCATGTTTCAATCCAAAGATTATTGCAACCGAAGGTGAAGCACACATGGCCGAAGGTTGTTTGTCGTTTCCACTTTTGGAACTCCGTGTTACCAGACCAAAGAAAATTACGGTAGAATACCAAGATTGGAACGGAGAAAAACATACCACATCCTTTGATGGTTTAACCGCAAGAATATTTTTACATGAGCTTGACCACATGGACGGAATAGTGTATACTAGCCGTGTAAAACCTCTTGCATTACAATCTGGTATTAAAAAACTTGAAAAGATTAAGCGCAAATACTTTAATCCTAACATGATGAAAAAAATCACAAATGGAAAATGAAAATAACGACATTAAATTTATAGATTTAATATATCGTGAGAAAAAATTTCTAACTGATGAAGAATGTCAATTTATAATTGATGAATATGAAAAACGATCTGATGAAAGTTGTGATGAACATTCTTCAGACGCTACTACATTAGAACTTAAAGCAAGTACATTCAAAAGAATAGTTTTAAATCCAGGAACGGAGTCATATGATTTGATGTTTCGTTCATATGAGAAATTAATTAACAAATATGTAAATTATTTGGATGGATTTAAAGCATTCCATTCTTGTTTGAAAACATCAATGTTGTATAGTCATTCATACAGAGTTTTAAAATATTCGGAAGGCGAAAGTATACATCAACATATTGATCATAGTCCTGGAATATATGGTAGTGCAACTTTGCAATTAAATGATAATTATAGCGGTGGTGATTTTGTTTTCTTTAAAGGCAGAAACACAATAAGATTAGAAAAAGGTGAGGCAATGATTTGGCCTGCTGATCATTTTTGGGTGCATGAAGTGAAACCAATTATTTCTGGTGCAAGGTATAGCATGAATACTTTTTTGTGTAGTGTTCCTCCACATTATGTTTTACCAAATGATTTTAGTGTTTATAGAAACCAAAAACCCTACAAGATTTATTGATTATGGCAACTAAAAAACAAATACCTGATGTTGATGAACAATGGCGTAGATGGCAGATAGAAAATGATCCTGAACGTTTTGAACATATTGATACAGAACAATTAAAATCTGATTTGATTGCCGATTTGACGATTAAATCTCAAATGGATGTTCGTGAATATACTTTATACCAGAAATGGTGTGAAGTACATGAAAAATATCCTACCAGGATCATGTCCACACTCTTTGGCGATGACCATCAGATGGTTGATAAGGATCAGGAAAGCGTAATACAAGAGATTAAATCAGATATTTGGATGCCAAAAGATGCAGATGATTATGCCAATTTGAAACCAAAGATGATTTTATCTAATGGTTCTTCATCAAAAGAATACAACGCAGACAAATGGAATACATTACGTACTTTTTCTTCCACAATGAAGAACAACTCCAACATTGGTCGTAATCTATATTATACCGTGATTGATGAAATAACCAAAAAGTTTTTAGGTGTTATTTGTATTTCATCCGACTTTTTGGATTTGACACCAAGAGATAAATATATTGGTTGGCCTAAAGATATTAAAACCACCGGCAATATGATTAATCATACTGCTATTGGTTCAACGATTGTGCCACTACAACCACTCGGATTTAATTACATGGGTGGCAAATTACTGGCATTGTTATGTCTTTCTGATACAGTTCAAAACGATTGGAGAAATCAATATGGAGATGTTCTTGTTGGCGTTACTACTACTAGTTTATATGGTAATACAAAGTCCAATGGGTTATCTCAGTATGACGGACTGGAGCACTGGAACAAAATGGGATTTAGTTCGGGTTCAGTTGCTTTTGATCCTAATAGAGATATACTTAATCGTATCTATAATTGGGTAAAAGAAAATCACACCAAACATTACTTTGAATGGTGGGAAGCCAAGAAACCCAATGGCCTACCTTACAAACGTGACCATAAAAACCGAACATTACATTTTGCATACAGCAAGATGAAGATACCAAAAGATTTGGTAAAATGTGCCCACCAACGTGGCATTTATTTTTCGCCTCTGTATAACAACACATGCGAATTTTTACGCAAAGAGATTACGGCAGATCAACTGGTAAAGTCTTTCGATACCAGTGAAGAAACTTTGGCAAATATTTGGAAAACAAAATATGCCAAAGGCCGTATTTCCATGTTGAAGAAAAAGAACAATGTGTCGTATGAATCTCTATTCTACGATGATCTTATCTTCATGTCATGGGAAGAAACCAAAGCAAAATACCTACCACAAGTTGGTCGATAATTGCTTGACATGTGTACTATATAATAGTATAATACATTTACTTGCAAACGCAAGGTTACTTTATTAACTTATCATTAGGAGTTTGATATGAAAGCATCCGCTAAGACCCGCATCCTTAATTTCTTGAGCAAGAAACAAGGATATAACACATTGTCCGTAGCACAAGCTCGTGCTCGCTTTGGCATCCAGAATGTTGCCGCACGTATTGACGAATTGCGTCAAGATGGACATTGCATCTACACAAACACCAAGCGCCGTGCTGACGGCAGCAAAGTTAGTGTTTATCGCCTAGGCACACCAACCAAAGCTATGGTTCGTGCTGCTATCAAGGCTGGTTACAGCTTCAGCGCCTAATCTTTAGGCTTTAGGGAGACGCCATAACTGGCTCTCCCTTTTTTTGTTTTGGAGAGAACATGGAAATTAAAATCTCAAAAGAAGAATTATCTCAAAAAAGTATTTTCGTGGCCACACCCATGTATGGCGGCATGAATCACGGCTTGTATGCAAAGGCTTGTTTAGACCTACAAGCTTTGTGTATGCAGTATGGTGTGAAAGTTAAATTTTCATTTCTTTTCAATGAATCTTTAATTACAAGAGCAAGAAATTATCTTGTTGATGAATTCTTGAATCGTTCTGATTGTACACACTTATTGTTTATTGACTCTGATATTCATTTTGATCCCAAAGATGTAATTGCTCTTTTAGCTTTGGACAAAGATGTTATTGGTGGTCCGTATCCAAAGAAAGCAATCAAGTGGCGTTCAGTTAAAAAAGCAATTGAAAAGAATCCCGATATTGATGTTGGTGTTTTGGAAAAACTAACAGGCGATTATGTGTTTAACCCTGTAAAAGGTACTGCAAAGTTTTCAGTTACAGATCCGCTTGAAGTTTTAGAAATTGGTACAGGATTTATGTTGGTGAAGCGAGAAGTTTTCCCAATTATGGAAGAAAAGTATCCACAACTTCGTTATCGTCCCGATCACGTGGGTCAGGCACATTTTGATGGTTCACGTTACATTCATGCGTTCTTTGATACAATCATCGATACGGTGGATTCAGCAACAGGTGGAGGTACAGATCGTTATTTGTCAGAAGATTATATGTTCTGTCAACTCTGGCGCAAAGCCGGTGGTTCTATTTGGTTGTGTCCATGGATGAGAACAGATCATATCGGAACCTTCCACTTCAAAGGTGATATGCCTGCTGTGGCAAATTATGTTGGAGAAATGTAATGCCCATCTATGATGAATTTGACCATGAACGTCCTGGATTTCCACTAGATCCCGTCAAAGCATCACAAACAGCCACTACTGGTGGCCGTAAATTTGATGGCAATAAATTAGAATATGGTTTGTTGCCACCATATGCACTACAAGAAACTGTTAAAGTTTTGACTTTTGGTGCTCAGAAATATGAACGAGACAATTGGAAAAAAGTACCTGATTCTAAACGCAGGTACTATGATGCACTACAAAGACATTTGTGGGCATGGAAAATGGGTGAGAACATTGACCCGGAATCCGGTCTACATCACCTAGCTCATGCGATGTGCTGCTTGATGTTTTTGTATGAACATGATATAATATATTCTTTAAATAATGGAGATGTGAATGAAACTATCAAATGAAACGCTAAGTGTATTGAAGAACTTTGCCGGCATTAATTCCGGTATTGAATTCAAACAAGGAAATAAAATTTCCACAATCTCATCCACCAAGACCGTGTTGGCAAAAGCCACACTCAAGGATGAATTTCCACAAGATTTTTGTATCTATGATTTGAATCAGTTTCTATCTGTTCATTCATTGAGCAAAGATACTGAACTAGATTTTTCTGGTAATGATGTTATCTTTAAATCTGGTCGTTCTAAGACCAAGTATAGAACTACACCTAAACATATGATTGTTTCTCCTCCGGATAAAGAGTTGAAACTTCCTACTGTTGATGCTTCTTTTAAACTATCACAAGATGATTTGGCACAAGCATTGAAAAATGCATCTGTTCTACAATCACCAAACATTGCTTTTGAATCCGATGGCAATAAAGTTTATGTTAGTGTATTCAATTCAAAAGATGATTCTGCACACACCAACACCACAGAAATTGGTGATGCAACTGATGATAAAATTTTCAAAGCAGTATTCTTGACCGAAAACTTTAAGATGGTTTCTGACACATATAATGTCGAGATTTCATCCGCTGGTCTTTCTTCATTCAAAAATGAGGCCGGTGATATGCAGTACTTTATTGCAATCGAAGCCAAAGACTCTAAGTTTGGCGGTTAATATGTTATTGTATTTTACTGACGCAATTAATAATAAAAGCGTTGCTATAAATCCGGACCACATTATTGCTGTGTTTGTTGGTCCTGAAGATACCGAACTTGCAGGTAAAACTATCATTAACATTCCTTCTGGCACTTTGGCTGTAGTTGAGGACTTTTTGAGTGTTGTTGGTAGAGTAAATGGAGAATTGAAATGACTAAAGTGAATACATTATTTGGTTCATTTGATGATGAACAATTGAAAAAACTTAAAGGTTACATTGATGAAGTTGTTCTACACATGAATAGAAACAAAGCCAACAATGAAGCCATTAAGGATATTATTGATGCCGCAACTGACGAATTGAAAGTTCCTAAGAAAATCGTCAAACGCATGGCAAAAACACAATTCAACAATTCTTTCCAAACAGAAGTTGCTGAATCAAAAGAGTTTGAGGCCTTATTTGAATCCATGCAGGATATCAAATGACAGACCTGGTAGGACGTAGAACCTTTGCCAAGACCCTAGGCCTTGCAGGCCTAGTGGTTGCAGGCGTATCTGCTTACAAAGAAGTTAAGGAACGAATCGTCTACAAACAAGATGAACTTCCAACCAAAGAATTGGAAGCACAACTTGAAAAGAAACCTGTGTTGCAATTAACTGCAACATATGGTGAGGAATTACCACCAATGCAATATCTTGGAACGAACATGTATGTGATTGGTTTTGGACCAAACTATAAACCAGGCACAGAAAAACATGTTCAGGTAAACATTGTGCCTGGTCCTGATGGTAAACTTTACGTCAAAGAGAATGACACTTGGCGTAAAATCTGATATAATTATGTTTTTTATTATGGAGTTTTTGAATGATCGATCACATTTTGTGGGTGGAGAAGTATCGTCCCCAAACTATTGAAGAATGTATTCTCAATGATAACCTGAAAAAAACCTTTCAGGAATTTGTTGACCGCAAAGAGATTCCCAATCTATTATTGTGCGGTTCAGCTGGCGTCGGTAAAACAACCGTGGCACGAGCATTGTGTAATGAAGTTGACTGTGATTATATTATCATCAACGGTTCAGATGAAAACGGTGTTGATGCCGTTCGTAACAAAATCAAAAACTATGCATCATCAATGTCTTTGACTGGTGGTCGCAAAGTAATTATTCTCGATGAAGCTGATTACTTGACTGTTAATGCACAGGCAATTCTTCGTGCTGCAATTGAAGAATTCGCATCTAATTGTTCCTTTATTTTTACCTGTAACTTTAAAAACAGGATCATTGATCCACTACATTCTCGTTGTACTGTTATTGATTTTAAAGCCAATGGTTCTAAAGCCAAGATGGCTGCACAATTCTTTCAACGTGTTTGCAAGATTTTGGAAACCGAAAGCATCACTTTTGACAAAGAGGTTGTTGCTGCGGTCATCACCAAATACTTCCCTGACAATCGCCGTGTATTGAATGAGTTACAACGATACGCTGCTGGAGGAACCATCGACAAGGGTATCCTGGCGTCCGTGGCTAATATACAACTTACTGAGTTAATTAACTCAATCAAGTCAAAAGACTTTGCTGAAACTCGTAAGTGGGTAACACAAAATCTTGATAATGATCCTGCTCGTATCTTCCGTAATTTGTATGATAATTTGTATGAACAACTGAAACCAAATTCTGTACCACAATTGGTTCTTATTCTTGCAAAATACCAATATCAAGCTGCGTTTGTGGCTGATCATGAAATCAATCTTATGGCTTGTTTGACCGAGATTATGGTGGAGTGTGAATTCAAATGAACACTTTATTTCCAGAAGAATTAATAAAAACCAAATTTTGTAAAAAATGCTCTAGAGATTTACCTTTAAGTAATTTTGGAAAAGCATCTGGAGGCAACTATCTTTATTCTGAATGTAGAGAATGTTCTAGAAGATTAACAAAAGAACGAAATAAAATCAGAAAAGAAAATCCTTTACATGATCCCGAAAATCATATATGTCCCATATGTAATAGGACTCACAGAGAATCTTTTGGTAGTGGTGGTGCTAAATTAAAAAATGCTTGGGTTGCAGACCATAATCACGAAACAAAAAAATTTAGGGGTTATATTTGTCATACATGTAATCGTGGGCTTGGTATTTTTCAGGATTCTAAAGAAATATTGAATAGAGCAATTAAATACTTAGAAAGTGAATTCAAATGACTCCGTTTGATTATGTAGACCTGGTTCTTCATAAAAAGAAACAAGATGGAGACCTTGATTTTGTAGATTACGCACCTTTTATTGTCAATCGTTCTTTATCTTATCATCTCGATTGTATCTTATATGCACAGGAGATGAATCTGTATCCGTCCATAGATAAAGATATGCAATACCAGTATCTTCTAAATAATATCAGGCCGATGAAACGGAAATTTCAACCGTGGCAAAAAGCCCAAAGAGACAAGGATATTGAATGTGTGAAACTATATTTTGGTTACTCTGACCAAAAAGCCGTTGAGGCACTTCGTATACTTACTGATGAACAAATCGCTGAAATAAGAAGAAATACAGATAAAGGCGGAGTGAAATGATTGACATTAAGGATTTAGTAGAAGTTACATTAACGGAACAGGATGACTTTCTAAAAGTTAGAGAAACATTAACCAGAATTGGTGTAGCTTCTAAAAAAGATAAAACATTATACCAGTCTTGCCACATTCTCCACAAGCGTGGACAATATTATGTGGTACATTTTAAAGAACTGTTTGCGTTAGATGGCAAACCAACCGACATTACCGAAAATGATTTGGCACGCCGAAATGCCATAGTTAATTTGTTGGAAGATTGGGGTTTAATTAAGATAGTGGACAAGTCCAAGACTGCCACACCAGAACCTATTTTCCTATCACAAATTAAAATACTTTCCCATAAAGAAAAGGGAGAGTGGCAATTAACACCAAAATATAATATCGGTAAAAAACCTGTTGACAAAACAGTATAAATAAGATATAATAGTCTCAGTCCCATCGGGATGGGAACTACCATGCCGCTGAAGGGTAGTAAAATATCCAGCGGTGCCAATGCCTTTTGGGTTGGCAAAATTTAATTAACTCGCTTACTAAGGAGAAAACCATGAACGAACTATTCAATAGTTTCCGTAAATTCGACCCATTTTCAATTGGATTCAATGATATATTCAATGATTTGGAGTCCATGTCAAAAGCTGTTGCAAAAGCCGCAACATATCCCCCATACAATATCAAACAAGTAAAAGACAACAAATTCGTCATTGAATTGGCGGTTGCTGGTTTTGCTAAGACTGATATTGAAATTACTCTTGAAGGCAATAAACTTGTTGTTAAGGGTAACGCACAGGAACAAGACGTACCAGAAGATTTCATCTTCAAAGGTATTGCTAACCGTAACTTCACACGTGAATTCAAATTGGCAGACAAGATTGAAATCAAAGATGCCGAATTAGCTAATGGTATGTTGAAAATTTGGTTGGAAAATATGGTCAAAGTTCAAGATCAAATCAAAAAAATTCCTTTGGTATCTAAAGATGAATAATTGGTGGCCCGTTTCCGATGAGGAATGGGATCGCCTCAATTATCCAGAAAGATTCAAATGAACAAGGGGCTCTTGACAGAGCCCTTTCTTTTTTGATATAATGGTGCTATTATGAAAACAGAAAAACCAATTAAAGTACGTGTCATATCTTCCAAAGAAGAATTTTACACTTTTAAAAGCTGGCCCTCAAAAACAATTGAAGGCACCACTTTTATTGGTGTGAATAAATTCGTGCCATCAAATGACAAAACACAAGTCATGTATTGGTTACGCAAAGATTCTTTGGAATACATTAAGTAATTTGCGCCTGTAGCTCAGTTGGTTAGAGCAGCGGACTCATAATCCGTTGGTCCTAGGTTCAAGTCCTAGTGGG